TTCGTGTTCATATGCCTTAATCCATTTCTCCTCATTGTCATACTTCACACTAACCTTCAACCAGGCTCGTTCGCTTAACTCATATCTTATTCCCAATCTCTGTATGTGCTTTGCATTGGTTGAACCGCTCTCAATTGGTCCTGTTTCTGCGTACCAGTCAATTCCTCTGTTATGAATGGTGAACTCTCCCATCTGACTTGTTTCCTCAATTTCCTTATTTCGAAACGAAACCGGAAGATTGTTTGTTATTATATTCATTCCCTCATATCTCACTATTTGGTCAGTGGTCATTATTCCAAATAGTGATTGTTTATACCTGAAGAATCTTCTTGGTTTTCCATCATCTTCCTTATGCCACATCTGCTTTCTCGTGTCATAGACAAATAGATGATTTACACCGTTTTCCTGCATTGCTATGTAATACTTTTCTTCTCCTGCTCCACCTACAGCATTGTTAAACGCTTTTAGTCCCAGTTCATCAGATATGGTCTGTGTGGAGCTTCCGTCAAACCTGACCACTCCCTTTTTGGACTTAAAGTATACATATCCGTTTACCAAGGCAAGACTTTCACTACTGCCTTTTTCAATGCCCGGATAATATATCTCGCTGACCTGATAGTTGGATGGCTTTGTTCCATACATGCATATGATTAAATTCTCCTTAAAAAAGAACGGCATTCCCTTGTACGTGCAAGCACCGGTGAAATCTCCATCACTACCAATTGTTACTGCATATGCATCATTGGCTATTCCTGCATACGTTCTCCAGCTTGTAGGATCTCCCTGCTTACAGGCATATATTTCGTG